TGTTAAATTTATTTAACACCACGGATATAGTCTCCAGATTATTCAGGTATCCAAGTCTAATTCAAGAACGAACAGAGTTCACCCTTGAAGATAGACTGGTACAGGAATTAATCTGAGATCCGGTTATACCGGATACCAGATTACCTCCACTGAAAGTCCGTTTAGCAAATTCAAATGTAGGTTTATGTTTTGAAATAATGGACTTAGAAAGATTAATTTCTAGTCCCAATCATTCCATAACCTGCAAATAAGTATTTGCTAATTCCTCATCGAAGATGACAATGTCATCCCCGAGAACCTCGTATCTTTCCTCTCACTCTCAATTATCTGTAATAAGATAAGAGCAGTGTTGCATAACTCAATGATGAGTTATTGCCAACCCGGCTCAAGAGGAGAGACAACCCATAGGTTGTCCAACAGAATATCGATAATCAAGGTCAGGAATACCAAATTCTTCTATAATTTTAGAAGAAAAACGGAAATTCCTATCAACCATGACTTTCTGTCATGATTGAGACAGACCTTGAATCCCAAAAAGGGATTCAATGATATTCCCTGTTAAAGATACAGGAAGACGATCAGTAGCAGCGGAAAGGTCAAAGCTAAAAGCTTTACCTGACTCACTTGCCTTCTCAGAGCATCTAGTAACAGACGCATCTTGATCGAACGTACCATCATTTGGAAGCATCCTTAGGACCTTAAAAAGTCCAAGGTGTATCGGTTTCATAACCGATTGAGTAACAGAATCGACGAGAGCAAAAACTCTTATCTTTCCTGCTGCTTCTTTCTTGATGGCAAATTGGCCAAAAGGATTCCGCATGGAACTCTTTGCCGGGACAGCAGACAATTGTCTAACTATCTCTACTCCGTCGTTAAGACGTTGTAAAAAGGCTTGAGTATTTCATACGGTACCCACTACCTCCAGGTGTTTAAGTATATTTGAAAATACAAATTCACCATCCGAGTGAGCCATCAGATAATAAATATCTGACAGTATCCCAGTAGATGAATTAACATTACTAGGACTGGCTTTCCCGGAAAAATGGAAAGTAGTAGGAGCCAAGTTGTGCTTTTGACACACTTCCTTAATATTTTTCTGTCATTTAGTATTTAAACTAATTTCCAGACATTTATTAAGGTAGTCAACAGATCCTTTATAAGGATCAGTAATAGTCTCTATTTTCATCTTTCCCGGGATCTCAAGAACCCGATAAAGAGAAAATAAAGAGTGTCAAAAACGTATAATATGTTTGTTCCCCGTTCTCATTAATTGGCGGTCATGTCTATTTACAATAGCAGGACATCCATTAATGGTTCTGGGTAGGGGTAAATTAGGTTCAATCTCTCTAAGAGATTTTATCTTATCATCCCCCAGTCACTTTTGTAAACACACTGTGCACGCTTTCAATCACTTGATTGTAAAATGGGCACCGTGATTTCTTATTAATTTTGAAATAAATTGTAAGAAATTGTTTGCAATTACTAGTCTATCCCGGATACGACTTACTTTTAGATCATCGAAAACTACGAAGTAGATTTTTCGAATATCATTAAGAAGTCTTGGAAACACTTTTCTATCGAAAAGATGTTTTCCAACTGGTAGTATAGAGTCTCTAATTATTGTTTTAAGCTTGAAGTTCATAATGAATTTCATGGCTTTCATATAATAATTTTGTAGAACGCGCCTTTGTTCACTCGAGTAATCAACTCGGAGTCCTAAGGTCTTGAGTCCGGATCCCGGCAGTGTCAGATCCTGACACACCCGGTCCTTTCGTAATACTGAGTCTCTATTTTGGTTATTCCATAAAGGGACCTAACTATAGGTTCCAGGTATAAACAAAGTAGATCGTGGATAAGCAATGAAATCTTACCCGACGAGCTGGACTTTTCAG